TTAGCATATGACATTGAAAATGCAGAGGCAGCAGTAAAGAGATATAGTAAAGCAGTAGATGCAAAAGAGTCTGAAATAGTCGAACTTCAAAAAGGAAGCGGATATAAAAGAGGATATTCATTTCCAAAAGAAATGCTAAAAGGCATTGGTAAAGTAGCAGGTCTCGGTGCATCAGCGGTTTCGAAAGGCTGGGGTGGACTGGTAAGAATCCTTGGCGGAGTCACCTCTGCATTTTCAAAAGTAGGCGGTGTGATCAGACGTACATCTGGTTTATTCGGTGCACTGATTCAGAAATTCACAAGCGGAATTCCTATTCTAAACCGGTTCACCGGTGGAGTAAAAGACAATGGCAGTTCCTTTGGCGGCGGACTGAAAAATCTGCTGAAGTATTCCTTGGGAATCCGAAGTCTGTTTGCCTTGGTGAACAAGCTACGGAGTGCACTGGTGGATGGATTCAAAAATCTGTCTCAATACAGCGGGGATACCAATAACAGCCTTTCCATGCTGATGTCTTCTTTGACTCAGCTGAAAAATACTTTTGCAGCAGCATTTGCACCGGTACTGAATATTGTGGCACCAATCCTGAATGCAGTAATTCAGAAAATCATTTCTGTGGTAAATGCAATTGGACAGCTTACCAGTGCTTTGACCGGCGCCGGTACCTTTATCAAAGCCAAACAGCTGAACCAGAATTATGCTGCAAGTCTTGACAAGAACACAAAGAGTGCCAACAAGGCAAATGATGCAAATAAAAAGCTGCAGCGCACACTTCTTGGGTTCGACCAGATCAATAAACTGGATGATACGTCCGGTTCCAGTTCTTCTGACAGTGCCGGTACTGGTGGTCTTACTGGAAAGGACATGTTTGAGACACTGAATGTTTCAAACGAAATGAAAGCACTTGCAGCGCAGATCAAGGAAGCCTGGAGAAATGCTGATTTTACCGGAATTGGCAGAATTGTTGGACACAAGCTGAATTCAGCCTTGCAGAACATTCCATGGGATTCTATTCAGAATACCTGCAACCGGATTGCAAAGAGCACAGCTACATTCCTGAATGGTTTCATAGAGGCTACGGACTGGAATTTAGTTGGGAATACGCTATCCCAGGGAATCAACACGGTATTCGGAACTGCTAATACCTTTGCTGAGAATTTCAACTGGGGAAGCCTGGGAAATGCCGTAGGAAACGGTATCAATGGGGCTCTTGGCGGTCTTGACTGGAATCTGATCAATGAGACGGTCTTTAATATTGCAAAAGGTATTACGGATGGACTGAACGGATTTATCCAGACAACAGACTGGGGACTGGTAGGGCATTCGCTTGGAAACGGGATTAATACAGTTATAGGTTTTATTCACACTGCAATAGAGAATTTTGACTGGATTGGAACCGGTAATGCGTTGTCTGAATTTGTAAACAGCGCGATCCAGACGGTTGACTTTGCTGGCATTGGAGATACATTCTCCGATGGCTTGAAAGGTCTGCTGGATTTTGGAATAACTGCTCTTGAAGGGATTGACTGGTACCAGCTGGGAGAAAAAGTCTGGGAAGGTCTTGCGGCAATTGACTGGAATGGAATCGCAGACCGTACTTTCGAACTGATCGGTGCGGATTTTGGAGGTCTTGCGGCTTTCTTGGGAGGCGTAATCAGCGAAAAAGTGCAGGAGGCAAAGCAGTATTTCCAGAAGAAGATTGAAGAGTGCGGTGGAAATGTAGTTGAAGGTATTTTTAAAGGTATTGTTGATGGTGTGAAGGGAATCGGTACCTGGATCAAGCAGCATATCTTTGATCCATTTATCGATGGTTTCAAAAATGCATTCGGAATCCACAGTCCATCGACAGTCATGGCTGAACAGGGTGGCTTTATTATTTCAGGACTCCTGAAAGGTCTGAAGGATAATATCGGTTCTGTCTTAACCTGGATTGGAAAAATTCCAGGAAGGGTGAAGGACAAGCTGTCAGATGCCAAGGACTGGCTGGTTGAGACTGGCGGGAATGTTTTATCTGGTTTAAAAGATGGATTGAGTGAAAAATGGGACAGCATAGGGGACTGGTTCCAGGATCTTCCAAATAAGATCAGCAATGCAATCCCAGATTTGTTCAATACCGGAAAAAATGCAATCCAGAACTTTGCCAGTGGATTTGGTTCCGTACATATTCCGCTACCGCATGTTTCCGTATCCTGGAATAAACACAACGTAGGTCCTGTGAGTTTCTCTACACCAAGCTTTGGATTGAGTTGGTATGCCAAAGGCGGTTTCCCAGAGAACGGCGAAATGTTCATGGCACGCGAGAGTGGTCCTGAGTTGGTCGGCCGAATGGGAAGCAAAAATGCCGTTGCCAACAATAACCAGATTATTGAAGGTATCCGTTCTGGTGTATATGATGCTGTGGTAAATGCCCTGGAGAGCAGATCACAGTCCAAAGACGGAGAGGCAGAGATCCATATTTACCTGGAAGGTGATGCAGACAAGCTGTTTAAGATTGTCCGAAAAAAGGGACAGCAGTATCAGAAATCTACTGGGAAACCGGTATTTAGTTAGGAGGTGGTCGGTTGAGTGACTTTGTAAGCGGCGATACAACAACTACTACAACATCTTCAGATATTGAGATTGACGGAGTTGCAATGCCAGGGCTTAAGCTGAACGGTCTTACCGTGACCAAAGAAAAAATATGGTCAAAGAACACTGGACGCGCAGCTAATGGTGAGATGGTAGGAGACCTGATCGCAATTAAATATACTTTGAAATGCAGCTGGCCGCCGTTAACAAGAGAACAGGCAGTGGTGATCGATAAAGCCGTTTCCCCTGCTTTTTTCAATGTGACGTTCCTGGATCCAGGGACAAATACCAAAGTAACAAAAAGATTTTATGCAGGCGCTCCAGCGTACCCCGTATATACCTACCGTAAAGGTGTGAAGACGTACCAGGGTGTGGCTGTAGACTTGATTCAAAAATAAGGAGGAAACCAAAATGTTAAAAGGAACAAAATCAACATCCATGAATTTTAACAGCATGATCAATGATAAATCAGCTGTCTATATGTCTGCTCAGATTCCTGTAAACGGTAGTGCAAGCATCACTATTACCGTCCAGGACCGTGACCTGTACGAGGCAAACAAGACACAGTGCAGAAAGGATATTGAAGCATTTAACCAGTTAGTCTATGCAGCTGAGGACGAGCGTGTAACAGGAGGTACCGCAGATGAAACTGAAAAATAAAGATATATTAAATTTTGTTAATGGCTGTGCGTCCTTAAGGGAGAAGCGGCTGCCGGTAAAGCTTGGCTATGCAATCAAGAAGAACCTGGCAGCAGTCAGTGATGCAGCCAATGCCTATGATGCAGAGCGCCAGGAACTGCTTGAGAAATACGCAGCAAAAGGTGAAGATGGAAAGTTCCTGGTTGAGAACGGGCAGTATTCCATTGAGGACAAAGAGGGCTTTGCAAAAGACCTGGATGAGCTCCTGGCGATTGAGACAGAGGTTGGCATCCATACTGTTTCTGAGGAAGAGATTGAGAAATGTGACGATTCACGTTATGATGCCCTGACAGTGGCTGACCTGGAAACACTTGAGATCATGACTGAGTAGGAGGTGGTCCTGTGTATCAGTCTTCAGAAGCTTTTGGAAACCTGGTACTGCAGGATTCCCGAACTTTTAAAGCACTCATCACCTATGATGATGTATCCATAACAAATGCGAAAAGCTTTAAGTTTACTGGCGGAGCAGAAGGGGAGGATGATTTTTCCCTTGGCTCCACAGTGAGCCAGTACGTTACCATCACAATTCCGGATCCGGGAAAAGCCATTGAGGGGCATGAACTCCTGGTCCAGATCGGAATGGAAGTGAACGGTCTGGTGGAATACATCCCCATGGGATATTTCACGCCAGGAAAACCATCCAGAAATGAAGAACAGATTGAGTTTACGGCCTATGACCGGATGATAAAAACAGAGCGTACATTCTCTATGGACGGAGACAATACGGATACGGTGGCTGTTCTGAAAAGGATCCAGGAAATCACAGGGGTGATGGTCATAACAGATGGTCTTTCCGGCATTTCCATGAAAGTTCCGAAAGGTTACAGCTGCAGGGAGGTCCTTTCTTACGCAGCACAGCTTCATGGCTGTTTTGCGGTATGTAACAGAAACGGACAGATTGAACTGCACAGCTACGTGGACAGCGGTTATACGGTCAGCACCGGCAGATACTGGGATTCTTTTGAACATAACGATTACCTGTTCCAGGTGGAAAAGCTTACCTGCTACACTGGCCAGGACGAAGAGGGGAAAGATGTTTCTGTTTCATCCGGAGACGGGCCAAGGGCGGTAATCTTTTCCAATCCGTTTATGACACAGGATACCCTGGACAAAGTGATGGATTCCCTGAAAGGTTTTTCCTATATGCCTGGCTCCCTCCGGATGATGGGAGACCCACGGCTGGATCCGTGGGACGTCCTCACCGTGGAAGACAGAAAAGGGGGTTCCTACAAGGTCCCGCTGATGAAACTGGAAAGGGAGTATGATGGCGGTTTTACGGATTCTGTGGAGGCTGTGGGTTTATCAGAAGATGAAACAAATGCGAACTGGAAAGGTCCGACCACAAAAGAAATGGAACGGTATTATGCACAGCTGGTGATGATCGACCACGCAATGATCAATAAGCTGGATGTGGATACTGCCAATTTGAAATTTGCAACAATCCAGAATCTGAATGCGGTCAATGCGACGGTGCAGAACCTGGATGCAGAGTTTGGAAGCTTCAGGGATCTGACTGCTACAAATTTTACTGCCGCCAATGCAAAGATCAATATCCTGGATTCCGGTTATGCCAATATCAAAACGCTGCTTGCAGGTGGTGCCGGTGTGGGGGATCTGCAGAACATCCACCTTACCTCCCAGAATGCAGTGATTGACTCTGCACTGATCAGAACTGCAGTTATGCAGACGGTCTCAGTTGGGGATCTTTTAAGCGGTACCATTTCCACCAATAAATTTATGATCACATCTGATGATGGCGGGATTAAGATCCAGGGGGCAACCCAGCAATGGAGGGACTCAGACGGAACTGTCCGGATGCAGGCTGGCAGGGATGCAAACGGTGATTTTACCTTTTCCCTGTTCGATAAGACCGGAAAAGGGATTCTGCTGGATGCTACAGGTGTGAAGCCTGGAGCTATCGCAGATGGTCTGATCGTAAATAAGATGGTGGCAGATAACGCAGCTATTGCCGGCACTAAGCTGGATATCCCTTCAGTGGTGTCGGCTATCAATGGCAGTTCCCAGAGTATCAAGAGCAGCCGGATCTGGTTTGACGATCAGAACCAGAGCCTGAACCAGTTATACAGCCAGATGAATACCAACATTGTCAGTGCTTCTACGACTGCATCCAATGCCGCCAGTACCGCAAATGCTGCCAGCAATACTGCAAATGCAGCTTCTGACGCGGCGAAGAAAGCCCTGGACACTTTGTCCGGGATTTCCACCCTGGATGCAATCGGGGCTTCCCTGGACAATGACGCCCATGTGGTTCACACCTACACGGATGGTTCTGGTGGGGATTACAGCAGCTGTCATACCACTTTTTCCGTGTATCTGGGTGATACGGATGTTTCCGATCACATTGACCAGATTACGGTGAAAGCTTCTGAAGGTGTAAGCGGTACCTGGAACCCGAAAACCAGAACGTATCAGGTCACAGCAATGACTTCTGACAACGGCTACGTGGATATTTCGGGGCTTTACGGACTGGAAGGGAAAGTTCTCCTGGTCGGTGGAAAAGGGCTTGTTGTAGGCGGTAAAACGCTTGTTGTAAAGTCAATGGGCTCCTGGATCACCAAGAGATTTTCCATCAGCAAGGCAAAGGACGGAAAGATTGGTCTCAGTTATGACCTCAGAGTCAGCAGCCAGGTGATCCGGAAACAAAAGGACGGAAAGACTCTGGTTCCGGAAAGCGTGACTTTCTCAGCATTTAAGAATGACAATGGAATCATCAGCAGTTATTCCGGAATTTTTCAGATCGAGGAATCAAAAGATAATGGAAAGACCTATGTTTTGAAGTATGGTTCTTCATCTGCTGAGATCATGAAGATATACGCTCCCTCCGGAGCTGATGTGAACATGATCCGCTGTACTTTATATGATGCGTCCGGAGCTCAGAACCTGGATACCCAGACTGTCATGCTCCTGGCAGATGCGGAAGGGCTGGCTGATGATATCAAAGCCGCCCAGAACACCGCAGACCAGGCAAAAGCTACCATTGTCACGACAAACCAGAAAGTAGCTAACATTGAGACAAGCGTGGACGGTTTGAAGATGAATCTGTCCGAGATGACTACAGACCTTCACGGTCTGGTGGGAAATTCGCTTCTGTACAATGTCCGCTATCATGACAACGAAGACGGCACCACAACAGTGACTGCAGTTGTGTACCAGAATGGAAGAGAGGTCACAAAGAATTATCCGGCAGCATGGTTTTCCTGGCGTAAAAAGACTGAAAGCGGTGAGAGCTTCCTGGGATACGGCTACAGTATCAAAGTAAAGAATGAAGATTACATGTTTGGCGGTGTGGTGATCGGACGGTTTACCACATACAAGACTGCAGCACTCATAGTAGGCGGCAAACTCCTTGTGATTGGAGGGAAAGCTGTCAATCTGAATGTAGATGCGGTATAAAGAAAGGAGATTAAGCTATGGCATTACCAGCAGACGGCCAGAACGCAAACGGCCTCACAAAAGTAACACAGATTCCCACAGGGAAAGAATTAATGTTCATCGATCCCACCACGAATGAGGGTGGGATTATTACGTTGGAGGATTTGACGAAGCAGATTTTGAATGGGTTGACCTCTCAAATCTTCGCTCTGGATGCAGGGCAGAAGACGATAATCCAGGCATTGAACACACTAAATAGTGATATGGCTAATTCTGGAAAACGTATTTTTTCAAGGGTGCAGAATGCAGGAACGTTATCTTTCCCAATAAAAAATTATTCATGTATGTTAGTTATATTACAAACATCCACTTCCTCTAATACTCCGATATATATTATATCCAGATATAATAGCGATATCTGCATCCAATTGATTTCAGGTGGAAGAACAGATACTAAAGCGAACGTTGAAAATGATCAGTTGGTTATTACTCTTACATATTCCACCTATGTATTAATATATTCATTTTGATAATTTAGTAACGAGAACGGATATTCGTATAATTTTTAGTAATCATTTGATAATGAAGAACACGGAAAATCCTTGATAACCTTTCGGAATTGATTTTGCCGAATAATTACCACCGACTTCATCAACGATAAGAACGTAATCTCCGGTTATTCTAGTTCCAAGTTTACTTACGGCTCCTGTAATTTGATAGGGAGATACTAAACATGTACTTGACACTATAGATGATATACCGTTAGGTAGAGATATCCTGAGATACGAGTTACTATTAAAGGAACCTAAATTAGTAATATTATATCTGGCATATATGAAGCACACTTTTCCGTATAGTGTTACATATGCAGTTATATTTTCAACAGTTGGATTTACGGTTCCATCAGACCAGGAAAATGATGGCGTATATGCGTACACCTTCTCACTATTTAATTTGCTGGAGCTTATGAGAAAAAGTAGCTTCCTTACCATAATACTGATTATACTTGTGGTAAGGAGGTGATACTTTTATGACAGAAAATTTTATTAAAAATATAGTAGCAGCTATGCAGGACAGCTTAACAGATGAACAATTACAGAAACTGGAAAACGTATTGGCAATTAATCTACATGGATTGGAAGTAAAAGAGGAATGTACGCAATTAGTAACATCAGAGCGGCATTGGGAAAGAATTCTGAAAATGTACATAGCCAGTAAGCGCTTAGAAAATTGTGCGGAATCTACTCTGATTGCTTACAAACGGTGTATTTCAATGTTATTTATAGGACTGAATAAGAAAATCCATGAGATAACGACTAACGATTTGAGATATTATCTAGCCATGTACCAGGAGCAAAGAAAGATTTCTCTGTCATATTTGGAGACTCTTAGGCACTATATAAGCAGTTTCTTTACATGGGCTACGGATGAAGGCTACATCAATCGGGATCCTTCCAGGAGACTGCGAAGGGTGAAAGTACCTCAGAAGCTTAAGAAACCATATACCGCAGAAGAAAGGGAACATCTTAAAGATATAGCCAAGACAGAACGAGACGTAGCCATCATGGAACTACTTTACAGTACTGCTGGGCGTATTGGAGAGGTAGTATCAATCAATCGCGAAGATGTTGATTTTCCTAACCGTGAAATTGTGATATACGGACAGAAGGGAAAGAAAGAGCGCAAAGTGTATCTTACGGAGGGGTGCATATATCATTTGAAAAAATACCTGGCAAGCCGAACAGATGACAATCCAGCTTTATTTGTTGTAGATCGGAAACCTTATAGCCGACTGCAAAGGGAAGCAATTCAAACAATGTTACGCAAGCTTGGAACGGAAGCCGGAATACATGCACATCCGCATAAGTTCCGGCGAACACTGCTTACTGATGCAGGAACCAGAGGTGTACCGTTGCAGGAGATACAAGCTTATGCCGGTCATGCCAAACCCGATACGACCATGTTATACGTATCAGTTAAAGATGAAACAGTGAAAGCTTCATTTATGCGATTAATGGCATAAGGTAACTTGCAAATAGGCGAAAAAATGGCCAGCTGAAAAGGTGGCTTGGGTAAACACGGTCTGTTGATGATTGGATGGACATTTATAGCGAAAAGGAAGACTGCATATAAAATAGTGATATGG